GACATTATGCCGTTTTAAAATTAATAAAATTAAATTAAAATAAATCAAATTTATAAATAAACAATGGAAGCACAAGGTCCCAAAGTTGTCCCAGTTAAAGACCCAGAACCAGTATCTACTAACCACCCTCCTCTACATCCTAATCTTCCTCAGGTAGATGGTTTCGGTGGGGGAGCATTAGTTTTATTAGTAAGTCCTGTACGTACCGGAAAGAGCACATTAATTTCAAATATGTTATTAAACGATCAGTTTTATGACGCACAAGATCGTTTTGATAGTTCAACAATAATCAGCAATACAATTGCTAATGATATCACATCTAGATTTCTCCGTCGTGCTTTTGATACACACGATCATTATGATGATACTATCATTGATGGAATTGTGACACAGCAGAAATCATATGATAAAGAAGAGCAACCAGAAATTGCAGTCGTTCTTGATGATTGCTTAGGATCAATCAGAAGGGAAGCAAAAATCAATCATCTTGCTTCAAGGTTCAGACATTTCAATATTAAACTATTGATTATTAGTTCACAAAATTTCAGGGCATGTTCGCCAATCATTAGGCAGAATGCTACAAATGTCATTGTAGGATCTCCTTTCCCCAATCAGAAAGAATTAGGAAAGATGGCAGAAGAGTATGGGGATGTATTTGGGGGAGCAGAAAACTGGTTGAAGATATACGCCCAAGCAACTCCCAACCGTTATGATTTCCTCCATATGGATTTTCAATCTAATCCCCCGAAAGCATTTCATAACTTTGAAACATTAGTCGCAGAAGGTAGTAAAATTTTAAATTCTCCCGAATAAATTAATATATATTAATTTATATAAATATGTCAGACTTTTACGGAGCACACGCACAAGCATTCGCCGAACAAAATCAACTAAGTCAGCACGCCTTCGATATGAATGAAGTTCGTCAGGCAAACTGGAAGAATTCTAAAACTGCTTTCAGAACATTACAGAAATTAGATACTGGTAAAGAAGACAGTGATCTCAAAAGTGATGCTGAATCAGACGCAGCATCTGTTCCTAAAATAGCAACTGCCGCAAAAGGAATTGGTGGAGCAGCTGCCGAAGTAGTCTCTAGTATCAGAGGCGGTGGCACTACTATACAAGCACTATCTGAGGGCAAGCGTGCCCTTGATGCCGCAGGAGAAGGAACTAAATTATTCGGTAAAGGGGCAGTCGCTGCTAAGGATGCGGGAGGTCTTGAAGGGATAGTTGGTAATGTTTTATCTACTGCTGGTGGGGGAGGAGAACTTGCTGAAGGTTTTGCGAAGGTGGGAGCGACTGGCATTGGGGTTGCCTCGGCAGGAATGGCCGCTCTTCAGGACATCGATAATCTCTGGAATACTGGAAATATCTTTAATACTAAAGATGCCGCGGGTAATACTGTGAAACAAAATCTCGGACAGGATATAGGTAATTTTGCTACAATTGGAGCAGGACTATTAGACGTCGCTGCCGTCTTCACCGGGGGAGCACTTGCCCCTATTGCTGCTGCTGCCAATGTCGCGGCAGCCACGACCTCCACCCTGTCTTCAATTGATGCTGATGAAAAAGAAAAATCAACTGATGCAAAGGATGCTCCTCCATCCAAACCTCCTCCTCAGGTTGCTCCTCAGGGTTTCAGTCAATTCGGTATCTTGGCAAATCGTTCTCACAATCCATTAGAGCATATCGGTTAAAATATTAAAAAATTTGATAGTTGTGCTAAAAGAATTTACCATATATATCAAAGACAGAGAAATCGTAAAATAAAACAAAAAAAGAAAATGTCTACTCAGCAGAACAACCCCACCCTGATCCCCGGATTTGAAGACATCATGCGGCACATCAAGCAGCAGGAGGATCAGATCAAGAAGTTGGAGAATACCGTCAAAAACTGCGGAGAGAATTACACAAAACTTTATCAGGATCACGTAGATCTCCAAGAAGAAAACAAGAAACAAAAAGAGGATCATTGTTCTAATAAAAAGATTTTCTTTGAAGTCTATGAAGAATTCAAGAAACTCCGAGAAGTAGAAAGTCTTCTACAACCATTTGAGAATACAGAAACATTTCGTATGAAAGTAGAGGAAATGAAGAAAGAAAATCAAGAATTGAAAGAAAAGATCACTTGTCTGGAAAGTGATAGCTACAACGAAGTATCCCAGGCAGAATACGATGAATTGGAAGCAGAAAAGAAATATCTAGAGCACGAAGTCACTAGATATTCTGTGGCATTAGAAGAAGAATATGTATTGAAATCAGAATACGATGAAGTGAAAGAAAGAAAAGATAAAGCAATGAAGTTGCTGGAAGAAAGTGATAAGGAGAATACTGAATTGAAAGAAGAAATCACACGGATCGGTGAGGAGAAGGACGCCCACTGGAATGACTGGTTAAATGAGGAGTTTGGAGACGATCTATATCCACTTAACCCACCCGAACCAGATGATTTTGTAGAGAAGATCAAGAAACTAAAAGAAGAGAACAAGCGACTCAAAGACAAGACTATCATTTACCATATTCTGGACGAGTCCTACAAGGGGATGAGCAAAAATCAGAAGGCCTGGATCGACAGCAACTGGAAGTCAATCATAATTGGTTTCGCAGAGACCCTGGAAAGTATGGTTCCGGAAAACAATTAACTTAAATTAAATCTTCTTTTATAACTTGCTATATTTTCTTTACGACTAGTTGAATTTCCCCAGAGTATATACCACGACAGAAAACCTGCTCTTGTATAATCCCCAGTAGATAAATCTTTTTTATGTCTAGATCTATATCTTTTTCTTTGCTCTTTATCTTTTTTTAATGTATAATCATCCATATTTGCTGCTCCAAAATGTGTCGTTTTTTTTCTCCCATTATCCTTGGTAAAAACTGCCATCAGTTTTTTCCCTGGTTTATCGCTTTTTTTGATTACAACTGAAACCATATTTATATTTATAATTAAAATTTTTAAAATACACATAAAATTAATTTCTAAAGTAGATTATAAATACAACACATGGCATCCAATCAGCATCTAGAAATCACACCGAGCAACATCACTAGCGACGGCAAGTTGTCGTACAAAAACGGGCAACCGACTATCCAACTCCTTATCGGGGCACAGGATCGTTTTATTGTCCCGGGTTCTGTCCGCCTCGTCGGCGAACTAACTGTCAAAAAGAATTCAGTCATCATTCCCTTAGAAAGTGATGGTATCCGTATGAATGAACGCCTTGGTGTTTATTCGGTAATTGATACTCTTTCTATTTTTTCTCAGAGATCTTCTCAAACTATTGAAACAATCAATCATCACAACCGAATGATGTCCTCCTACCTCAGCGTTACGCAGTCCCAGCATGATTTTGCCTGCCATGCTTATGAAACTGCCCTTCGTTTCCCCAACTTCAAGGCACAGCAGCTAGGCGTAATCACCAATACCCAGGCAGCATCTGCTTCGGGTGGCACTTCTCCTAACTCCTTCTGCATTCCGCTGGTATCTGGTCTATTCATGGGACAGGAACCAATCCCGCTTTCAAATGAATATGGTGTAGGTGGTCTTATGATTGAAATCCAGTTATCCCCGGACAGCAATGTTTTATTCTCTTCTACCAACTCTGCTACGGCACTCCTTGATGCTTTCTATGAATTATCCAATGTTCGTCTAATCTGTGAAGTCCAAACACCGGATCCGGATTTCACTCCTCAGGCAACCAACACCTTCACCTACAATTCTATCAGTTCTTACTACAACACTATCAACTCGGCAAATGCTGTCTTGAATTTCAACCTTGGTCTGAAATCTGTCCTAGGAGCATTTATGAATGTTGTCCCGGCAGCACACATTAATTCTCTAACCCGGGATGGTCTTGCAACCCTTGGGTTCTCCAACACGGACGGGTCCCAGGCACAGATCGAGCAACTTGTTTTCACACGTGCCGGTCAGCGTGTCCCATTAGAATATAACATTGATACACTTCAGAAGGAGCAGGCAGGACGCGACAACACTACCCCTGACGCACAGGTTGTGAGAAATTACATGAATGCTGTAATGAATTTTGCTAAGATTGCTCGCACTTCTGTCGCGCCGAGTGTTTTCCGCAGCATTGATTATGGTGCTACCTTTGCTGATGCCAAAACCATTATTGATGGTGGATCTGCTTATGGCATTGGTGTATCTTACGATGGTATTAGCAACAGCGGTCTTGACTTCTCCCAGGTTCCGTTTGGGGTACAGCTACAGATTGGATTAACCTCTGACAATCCTAATGCTGTTTTCCTCTTCGTCCACTCCCGCCAGACGGTAGTATCCTCGGGTGGATCAATTCAGGTTATGAAATAAATAAACATTTAATAGTATGTTTGATCGTCGTAGTTATTGGTTTGTTTCCCAGATAAATCAGTAGTGTTCCCAGATCCATATTTTAAAATTACCTTTACTTTTTTTTATTTTCTATATTATAAAACGATAATATGGATACCCCTTCAATGCCCGCCCCTACTCAAATTCCTGACTTGGTCCGCATAGGATCAGTCGCTACTGATACTGCTATCAGTGTCACTACTGATATCTTAGATCCGGTAATTTTTTCTGAATCAGAAGCGAGATTTGTCCTTGACAACAAGGGCATTCTTCACAGCAACTCTCGCATTACCTTCTCCACCGACGGAGCAGTTGGACCAACTACTAATGATCGTGCCTTCTTCCCAGCAGGAGTTGGCGTACATTCTTTAATCCAGCGTGCTGCTCTGCGTGTTGGCACGAAGACTGTTTGTGAAATCGAAGATTACAATCACTTTGCGGCATATGAAACGACGTTTCTGCCTCCGGATGCCATCAAGGAACGCGAAGGTGTTATCTCCGGCAGAATGATGACAATTGCCCCGGTCCTCACTGGTCGCTCGGAACCCTTCCAGAATGCTTCCAACAGTGCTTCCAATACTGAAAGTCTTACTGAAGCAAAATCAATCCAGATTGACAATGGCAAGGGTCTTTTACTGGCTGGTGCTGATAGTCCTCAGTGGCATCCTCCCCTCAAGGATACTGACATTTTCCCAAGTCGCACTGTTTTTGATTATCAGGTAGAAGCAAATAAACCTACTTATTCGGTCCTTCTAGCAGATCTGTTCCCGTTCCTCAAAACAAACCAACTGCCACTCTTTATGATGTCAGAGCAGGTAAGCATCCATTTGACTTTCACCCAACGCCAGAGCGGTGCTTCCTCGGAACGTGTCAGTGTCACTGGCGGTGGAACTATCACCCAGGATGCAGTCCTTGTCCGTGGTGATTGCCAGTTGATTGCTGATTACATCTTTTACCCCCAGGATCTTATGGAGCAGTATAGGCAGCAAAATGCCAATATGTCTTTCCAGTATGTTGATTATCAGTTTGTAAAAAGGACTGTTTCTGCTACGGAATATTCTTCTGGTCTTATTCAGAATGTTGGTGGTGCTGGTCGCATCGTAAATAAAGTATTCTGTGCTTCTGTAGGCGAAGATACTGAAGACTTACAGGAAGAAAATCTTCTAAATGTATATTGTGCTGAAGGACCAACTGTATCTACAACTGGTGTCGGCACTGTCACAACCAATTTAAAATACAATGACAACTTCCTTTACCCGATTGATGTCAGCAATGATGCCCGCCATTACCACAACGTCTTCCAGTCGGAAGGCAGAGTGCCCTACATCTCCCGCGATTTATATCGCGGTGAGGGGCAGTTAGCACAGACACTCGCTGGTGCTTCTGGATCTGTTAATTTCGAGGATTACACGGCACAGAGCGACTTACGCCAGAAATTCTTCTACACTGCTTACCGCCTAAACAAAGGCGAGCGGGTTAACTCCCGTGGCATTGAAATCTATGATACCCGTGTCACGGTCCCCGGGGCATCAACCATGCGATGCTGGCTACAGGTTATGCGAGTAGCAAGTCTCAGGGATGGAATGTTTATGATGGGATATGCTTAAGATTTCTAACTTTAAAATTTGTTAACTTTATTTTTTATTATATTCATAAAATAAATGAATAGTAATACTTTTACTAAGACCACACTTTTGGAATGTCCTAGGTCTCAATCAGACGAGGGGATTGCGAATAATAATATTGATCCTTCTAAATGGACCAATAAGGTGGGGCAAGGATTGGTCTTAAAAGCAGGCGATCAAATATCCGTGCATTCTTCTTACGTATCTGAAATTGGTGCTGAATCAGGGCAAATTCAAATCAAGGGACAAGAATTAAATGCTTCAGTTGATGTAGAAGTCACTGAATTTGAAAATTTATGGAGAAATGAAGAGGTCCCTCACAAATATGTTTTACAGAATGCTTCTAATAAAAAAGTAAATATAAAAATCAGGGATGATACAGTTAATCTTGTTGTCAGTCCTTACAAATGTGCGAATATTGATAATTATGTTTTCTTACCGAGACGATGGACTGCTTCGGGGACACACGTCTTCTGGGGACAGAATGAAATAAGGAATGGGACAGTTCTCACTGGTGGTTTCCGTGATATGGGACAGACACAATGGCCGCCACCTGTTAAAAACAGATGTAGTGCCGATCTTTCAAATAAATATTGGGGAGGCGATAATGTAGGAAAAGCACGACCAGAATATAAAGTTTCAGGAAAAAATGATGGAAGTCGTTTCACACTTTTCACAAGACAACAAACATTTTATAATAATCCAGGAGATACAAGTTTATTTGTATCAGGCATCTCTACTCTTGGTTCTCCTATTTTACAGGTGACACACTCTTCATCTACAACTGGTCTTTTACCTGGTCAGCGGATTAAGGGTGGATCACCCCTTCTGGGTTTCAATATCGGAGCGTCAATTGTATCTGTGAATGGTTCATTTGTAACTCTGTCAGAGAATGCTATTGCGACCAGCACGACCCAGAATAGATTTGAATTGGGATTTGAGAATATAATAGCAAGAAGAAAATTTCTACCTGCTGATACCAGTAGTGGTCTAAGTGCTGCTGTATGTGAATCATTAAGAGATCCCGCTCTTCTGGGTGATTATATACAAGTAAAGAATTTAATTTCATTGAAAGCAAATCCAGGATATAATTCACCAACAGACTTGGCAGT